TCGGGCACGCTTGGCGTTGACGACAGCATCCCCCGTACAGCGGACCACAGTTAAGTGTTAGGCTCCCTGGACTGCCAACGCCACAAAATCTTCAATGACCACGCCGAAAATCTGAGCCCCCAACTTAGCACAGTCCTCTTCCGTCTTCCCGACCATCGCCTGAATAAACTTTCGCGAGACGTAACTGCGCCGGTCTTCTTCAAGAGAACCAGAAGAACGAATAATGACGCTGCCCCGCTCCCGATCAGCATTGGTCCACCATTGGAAGATGAGCCCATCGCCAAGCCTTTCCAGCGTGATCGTCGTAGACCCTTTGCTGTACGCCTCACCTTTCAAATAAATTGGCAACAGGATCGCCATCTTTTCAAACGGGAAAGGCCAGTCTTGGTGTGGGGTGTTCACGCCAAACGGAAGATGCCCAATCTTCTCTCGAAGGTTTCGGGCATCTTCCTCCGTGGCCAACGGGCCACTGGCAACGTCGATCCAGGTGGATTGCACAGGATCGAACGGCACCAGCGGCGCATATTCACGGATGAACGGGCTCATCGGAACCACCCCTTGATCCGCTGCCAGAAGGTCGGCGGTTTCCCACCGTCTTCGAACAGGTCGAGCTGCGTGAGCTTAAAGAGATACTCTCCCGCGCCCCGCCCCGGTGTCAGCTCCGCCTGGAGCTTGTCTTTGGCCGCCAGATACAGGCCCGCCCGGCGCACGACAGAGGACGGCATGCCCGTCCACGTCGCAAGCTCAGACGTCCTGCCCTGGTAGCCGTTCCTGCGCAACTGCGCAAGGATCATGGCCCGCGCGTCCTCCGGGCTGATCCGCTTGGAGTTCATGTTTTCTCCTTGTAGTGCCGCCACCTTGCGCAGATGCAGTCCGGGTAGGGCCGCACGCACACTGGACAGAACCCGGCCATCTAAAACACCCCGAACCAGATGCCCGTGCCATGCACGCAGCCCACGGGGAAGAAGATCGCCCCGGCGATCAAAAACCCCCACTTGGCCGCATGCAAGCACGTGACCACATGCGTGAGCCACGCAGCAGCGACCCAGCCAATTGCCAGGATTGGAAAGAGTTCGCTCATAGATCAAGCTCCTGCATCAGTTGTTGAAGACGGGCCGTCTGGTATTCCAGAGCTTGGTTGTACGCAACAAGCTGCGCAGCAAGGCTGGAGCCTTCGACGGACTTTTCCGCACCGCCCTGGTTAGAGCCGGGGTAGGAGATGCGGACCACGGACAGGCGCTCAGACAGGGCATCCACCGTAGCGGATAGCTCCATGAGCTGCTTTTCCATGCGCCGCACGCTGCGGACCACGCCGCCTTCGGTCCGGTCAGTGACGATGTTGTTTAGGCCTGCTCCGGAGATAACGCCGCCCCCCATGGACGGGTTCATGTAGCCGTCGCGCACCTTATTCTCGTAAGGGTCCCTCCTAGGCGAGTAATCCCTTGCAGTCTGGTCGTAGCTCATCGTGCCTTCCCCTCCAGCCGGTCGGCCACCAGCATCGCGTAGCCGGCAATATCCAGCCACGAATCGACGTTGTCAGGGTTGCCGTTGACGATGCGCGCCATCTTATGGACGATCATCTCCAGCGCTTCCCACTGGTCATCCGCAAAGGTGCGACCATGCTTTTGCGCATGCGCAGACAACGTGCGCTTGATCGACTGCATGAGAGCAGCGCCATCGGCGAAGGTGCCGTACTCCCCGGCCCGCGAATCAAGGACCTGATCCACTACGCTGGGCTCAGGAATCTCAGGAACAGGCGGCACGGGCAGCAGCTCGGGCGGCGAGAAGAACCCATCGCGGACCTTCCGGCGCATGTTGTAGATGTACGGGGTGCTCACCTTGAACTTGGCCGCGACGTCAGCAGGCTTGGCGTCAGGGTTGTTCATCAAGTAGGCTTTGATTTTTGCAGTCTTTGATTTCATAGCAGTGCTTCTTCCCAGTCAGGGTTTGGTTGAGGTTTCTCTTTCGGCGGCACGGGCATGCGGTCGGGGTCCAACCGCTCAAACGGCCACCAGCGTTTGAGTTCTTCTTCAGTCAGTCGTTTCTGCTTCATCTTTCTCCTTTCTGATCATGCTTCTAGCTTTCTTGTTGAGCAGGCACTGCGTGACGTAGTCCATCGCTTTTTCCATGTCATTGACAGTGCATGCCTGCAACTGCGCATCGTGGATTTGCATCCCCAAGTTCAGCGCAGTCAGTTCGGGCCCTCGCAAAATAAACTTGCCAGTCTCCACTCCTCGGCGTCCCAACTCCAAAAGAGCGTCTTGCGCGGCTCGAATCTCATCTGCCCAGTCGTCCCCAAACTTGAAGAACGCCAGGGCCTCAGTCATGTTGAGCGCGCCAATGAGGACATCAATATCCTCACGGGTGCCCATACCTCTTCTCACAGCTTCTAGGGCCGTGTGGTTCTTGATCATCAGCGTCACGCCCTCGCTTATCGAACCCACGCGCTTGAGGCCCGACAACACGTGATTAACAGGGTCAAGAATGACCCCCTTCGGACGATATTTGCTGCGCTTTCTCACAACTATGCTTTCTGTTACTCAAGTGTAACTCAGTTATTTTTTAGATGTCAACGACTTCACAAGCAATGCCACCACCTTCGGGATGGGCACTTCTTGTTTGATCCACCGGCTGACAGTGCGGTAGTGGACATCGATCAACTGGCCGAAGTCCTTTCGCGAGATGCCAACTTGCTTCAAGCTGTCCTGCAGTTCTTGTCCGGTCATTTCGGTTGCTCCTTCTTTCCTTTTTCTCCTGCCGCCCTGGCGGCTTTCTCACTGGTGTATTGCTTGCCGCTGCTTTTGAGGACGTAGAGGCCGCTCAGGTCGTCCTTCTTGATTTCTTCGACCACTTCCCCGTCCTCGGCTTCCAGCACCCAGTGCGTGATGTTCCACTGCTTCCACTTCATCCCTTTTCCCCTTTGGGCACCTGAACGTGCTGCATGGACAGCAAGACCTGGGCCTTGCGCCGCACTTCCACGGTCACGGCGTGGCCTAGGCCCTCGGGGTCGGACAGCTCCAACAGGAAGGTACGCAGTTGCACGTTGTGCGCTGCAATACGCTCGGCAGCAGCTTTCAGGGTCTCCAGATCAGTCATTTCATCCGCCTTTCATCAATCCACAAAACAAGGCCCAACAGGGCCAGCGGGGCCATGCCCGCCACAAACACGAGATACATCATTGCTTTTCTCCTTGCCGCAGTGCAGCAGCGATTGCCAGGGTGCCGTAGCCTTCTTGTCCTAGGCGTTCGACCATCTGCGCACACGCCTCGCGCTCTTCGTTAACTGCTTTAAGCATTTGACGCAGGATATTTAACTCTGCCAGCGTTTGGTAAAAGAGCTCTGTCTGACGTCTTCGATGCTCGGCACTGCACCACCTTGATGGCACGACCAAACTTTCTTTCGCTTCCCGTGCCCTGCCAATGATCTCGTCGCGGGTCATAGTTGCCCCCTTGCTCGGATGGCAGCGGCGGTCATGTACAAGCCTTCTCCATCACACAACTTTGCACACGCCTCGCGCTCGGCTGCGGCGATAGCGGCAAGGTTAGATGCGACGTTCCCCACCCGTTTTGAATACTCTTCCAGAGCCCCCAACGCTTCCAGCAGTTGCGCGTTCACGCTGTGCAGGCGCTCCACTTCCAGTTGTTCTTTTCTGAGTTGCTGAATGTGGTCTTCGTTCTCCGCATGGAGGCGGCGCAGTTCGTCGGCTGCGGCTCGGCGCGGCGGGTATTCTTTTTCTTCCAGCGCATCGGCCAGCCGCAGGGCTTCGGGTTGTTGGTTCATTCCCCACCCCCGATCAAAGCCCAACCAAGGAACCCAAGGCAGACTAAGTTCCAACCAATGAGAAACCACAAAAGTGCGTCAGTCATGCTCACAGTTGCCTCCCCGGTGTTCTTGCGGCGCACGGGAACGTCCTTTTCAAGACATCCGTGACAATCACGTCGGCAGTGAAGTGACGGATCGCAGGGTTGGCTTCGAGATAGTTGCGCACCATGTCCAGCACCTGCCCGGACGTAACGCTCGGGGGCACGCACGCCGTCACGCTTTGGATTGAATCGGCCACCCCCATCACGTACCCCAGCGCACTCATTTGGAATCCGTGCGAGCCCTTCATGTCAGACAGGAGCTTGTTGCCATCGAGGAATTCTGCGTGGGCAGAGCCAGCCACAAGGGCAAGGCATATCAGCGCGCGCTTCATTCGAACCTCCACCGGTGGTAGCAGTCCGGGCAGGACCGGTACGTCGTCTCAATCCCCGTGATCAGGGCGTTATGCACCGAATACTCCGGGCAGCCGCACTCAGGGCACGCCCTTTCCTCAAATGCATCCATGACCTGCTGCGTCACCACGGCCCAGAGCTGGTTGTCGTGGTTCTTCCACAGGCACAACAGGCCGTAGCGCTCCGGGTCCAGAAACGTCAGCCGGTGCGCCTCGGCCTCGTCCCGCGTGCCAAGGGCTATGCACGTGATGGACTCAGTGATCATTTGCGTGCCTCCAGCATGGCGTCGGCTAATTGATAGGCTTGGCGAGCTACGTCCTCGGGCGTGTCTGCTGGCGGGCTGTTTTTGAAAACCGTGCCAGAGCTGACCATCGCCGCTGCGAAGTAATCGCGCAGGGTCATCCCGGGGACCTGCACCGTGCTGCCGCCCACGTTCGTAGGGAATGCCGGGCCGCTCATTTCTGCTCCCCTCTTTCAGCGTTCTGGACCATGTGCCACAGGCGCGCGTACATGTCGGCACCGGTGTTCTTCATGTACTCCTTCATCTCCATGATCCCAGGCAGCGCCTTCTCAGGGATGTTCACCTCAATCAGGCAGCCGCGCTGCTCCATGGTGATGCGCAGGACAGGAATGTCGTCGTGCTGCGGATGGGTGGTGGTAATGTTGTCAGTCATTGGTTTCTCCGTTCAGTTGTCAAAATCGTCCCAGCTCTCGTCGCCCTGCGCGATAGCCTCTTCAATCCGGGCAATGAGCTTGTCAGACATCACCGGGGCAATGTCCACGTTAGAGCCGGGCAAATACACGTGGCACAAGGTCCACGTCTCCGGATAGTCAGGCTCCAACTGCAAGCCCGTACCGCGCTCCCTGGCCCCACGCTCCTCAGGCTCGTAGGCAAACCAGCACTCCAGGTCCACGCCAAGGTCCTCCGAGGCCCAGGGGCGCATGATGTACTCGTCTCTTGTGTGATCAGTCATTTCGTTTCTCCTCTTGCGCGGATGGCGGCGGCACAATCGGCGGGAGTCGGCCATTTGCAGCATTCAGCGCCTTCAGCGCCCCTCTCCATCTCGTCGCACACCTTCGCGCATGCCTCGCGCTCGGCCAAGATCGCTGCGTCAAGCCTGTCGTTGAGGGCTTTTGTAAGGGGGCTCGCCGCCCACGTGTCGTAGTCGATGTACGGTGTCGTCTGATTGATTTCCACGCCATCAATCTTGATCGTCGGTTTTTGCGTCATAGCTGCCCCTTTCCACACATCACCGTGCGGAACCAGCAATACAGGCGCATGGGCCACGGATCACGGGGCACCGGTGCCCCAGACGGCGTGAGCAGCACCGTCTGCAGGTCATACGCATCGCGGCTCGGATGCCAGTCAAGCGGAGGCTCATACCGTGAGCCTATGAGTACTTTGCCAGTATTAAAGGGTGGCGTGCGGTCAGTCATTGCAGGTCCTCCTTGTCAGCCGGGGTCAGGTCCTCATACGCCGCCGTCACACCCCCGAGCAGGGACGGCAGCCCCATGCCCACGGCCCGCGCCATGACAGCAACAGCCAAAATGTGCGCTAGCAAGGCATCTACAGGGCGATCAAAATCCTTCTCGGCATGCGACAAGACTTGGTGCGTTGCAGCACAAATCTGGTCGTCAAACAGCTCCGGGTCCTTGGTATTCATGGTGTCAGCTATCCTTTCTGTACGTGGTTGAAAAAGCTTGTAACCGGGCATAAAGTCTAGGGGGTATAGGGCAAAGTGTCAAGTGGGTGGGGAATAGGTGTTTACCCTAGGGGGAGGGACCGAGGACCACGGACCACGGGGCTTTTTATGCAAGAAACGGCATAAGGGGACGGTCCTTTACTACTTTTACGGAAACCTATAGGGGATTGAGGGGTCGAGTGTGTGTGTGAAATTGAAATGACCCTAAAAACAAGGATTTGGTGTAATATGATGAAATGACAGAGGGGAGCAAGGGGCTTACGCTTAAAAAATGAGCAGTGATGAGACGGAATGACCGTAATTTTCAGGGGAGACCCGCGAGATGCTTTTTTTAATTTCGAAATCACTTTTTTGGCTGGAAATCCTCTATAGGGGGCCACATGGAAACTGAGCACCTGCTTTTCCCGGGCAAAGGGGGACGCTTCCGCTTCCCGTTCGCGACCATGAAAGTCGGGGACTTCTTTTTCTTGACTATGGCGGAATCGGCGCACAGCGCGTGGGTTTCTGCCAACCATCACGCCAAGGGCAACCCTGGCAAGCGCTTTGCTAAGATGCGGGAAGAGGAGACCGGCTGGTGGAAAATTGTTCGCGTGGCGTAGGGTCTGCTACACTAGCCTAATTGCTTTACCTGTGACGCCATCATGCTACAAATTGAACGCGGGGTGACGTTCCCCGTTACGCGCTCGAAGTATCCGTTTGCTGACATGGAACCGGGCGATAGCATCCTGTTTCGCGAGAAGGCACACGCGAATTCCGCCCGCATCTCATCCATGCGCTTCGTGCGCCTTCGTCAGCCCACGTGGAAGTTCGTCATGCGCAAGGTCGAAGACGGCTGGCGCATGTGGAGGACTGCCTGATGACCAAGAAGGATGTCTGGAACGTCCCGCCGGTGGTACCGGATAAGGCGCGGGCCAGGATGTCCCGGGAGGTCGCCCCGTTGCGAAAGCAGCGCAAGACCCTGAACGCCAAGGAATGGAAGTTCGTCACCGAGTATGTGGCTGGGGACGGCCGGGTGACGCTCAAGGAAGCCGCCATCCGTGCGGGGTACAAAGACACCTCCGCGTCCGTGATGGCCTGGAAGCTGACGAACCCTGAGATCAATCCCCACGTGGTCGCGGCCATCCAGGCCTACCGCGCCGAGCTCAATTCGAAGTACAACACCTCGTATGAGCGGCACATGCGGGACCTGCAGTTGATCCGCGATAAGGCCCTCGAGGCTGGGGCGTATGCTGCTGCTGTTCAGGCCGAATATAGGCGCGGACAGGCACTAGGTACTATTTACGTTGACCGCAAGGAAATCCGCCACGGCACCATCGACAGCATGTCGAAGGAAGAGGTCCAGCGCAAGCTTGACGAGCTGAAAAAGCTGTATGGCGGTCCCCCGCCTTCGGCCATCATCGACGCCGAGACCGGCACCGTCCTGGACACAATCGAACGTGAGCGAGACCCTGCATTTACTTCGCCCGTGGCAGAACCTCCCCCCGATATATTCGAACGGGATGCCGATATGGGTCCCCCCGACGACGATGAAACCTGAAGCCGCTTTTGCTGCCAGGGTGCGTGAAGGGCTGCGCCCCCATGGCGTGGACATCGAGCGAATCGAAAACCGGGTCAATCTGGGAATCGCGGATTGTCTTATGGGAGTCGGCCCGCGCTTTGTTGCTGTCGAATTGAAGGTTGTAGAGCGTGGCCTGCGGGTATCGCTTCGCCCTCATCAAGTCGCTTTCCTGACCCGGCACGCCTCGAAGGGCCGGCCCTGCTTTGTCCTGATTCTGTACAGGGGAACCGCCAGCAAGCCCGCCCGCGTGCTGTTGTATCCTGGCGCTGCTGCTGTCGAGCTTGCCGAGAATGGCCTTCGCGTGGCGCCCCTGCGGGACTGGCCATCCCTGCGCATGCCGTGGGAGGAACTGGCCGAAGCACTAGGGGAAAACCACTAGACAAATTGCCTGGAATAGAGTTATGATAGCGGCGCCCTGATAGTGGGGCACCACAGAAAGGATAGAGTCATGCTGAGAACTGTACCCGTCACTGCGAACCGCAAGACCGGCCCGATAGCCGTTACGTACCGTAGCGGCACCCACGAAACCTACGGGACGTGTCCGAAGTCCTGCGCGCTTCACCCCAAAAACGAAACCGGCGCCGATTCAATCGACGCCGAGTATCTGGCCGCCGTGCTGGATGCCGTCCCGCCCCGTGGTCAGGCCTGGACCTATTCGCACTTTCCCGCTGAGCGCTTGCCGGTGGCGGCCCCTGGTCAGACCGTGATCAATGCGAGCTGCGATACCGTAGCTGAGGCCGTGGCCGCTGTTGCTGCTGGCCGTCCGGCCGTCCTGGCGGCGCCGTCCGACACTGTCGAATCCTGGCCGCGCACTGTGGAAGGGGTCCGCTTTTACCGGTGCCCGGCGGAACTGTCCGATTCGTTTACGTGCGCACAATGCGGCGGCGGGACTCCCCTGTGCGCCAGGGCCGACCGTCGGGACGTGGTGGTTTTCGTCGCCCATGGGACCGGCGCGAAGAAAGTCGGAACCGGTAAGGGTGGATGCTATGCAGCGTCGGGCCCGACCGCGATTCAGTGGCACGGAACCCGCACGAAGGGCGCCGCGAATGATGCGCAAGAGCTCCGTCGGTTTGCCCGCTCGCTGCCCCCTGGTTCGCTGCTGCGCCATCACGTGGCGGGCGATGTTGGGCGGGAGGCGGCCTAATGTTTTTCCTGATCCTGTTGTTTTTCGTGGTCGGGTGGTGGCTGGTGGAGATGTTCGACGGCGATTAAAGTCTGCTATCGATTCCCCCGCCGCGATAGAAAAGAATTCCGCACAATAGACTATTGTTCGGGCACAATGCGAAGCACTGGGGCCGGGCGGTCCCAGGCAAACCCTTAAGAAAGGATAGAGAAAATGGCACACATGATCGACACCACCACCGGCACGGCCGCTATCGCATACGCCGGCCGCAAGCCCTGGCACGGCCTGGGGCAAGAGCTCACCCCTGGCGCCACAATCGAAGAGTGGACCCGTGAGGCGGGGCTAGCCTACACTGTGAAAGAAAGCCCGGTACTGTTCCGCTCCGATGCCGCGAGCGAGCCCCAGGCCTTCGAGGGCCGCAAAGTCCTACACCGGTCCGACACTGGCGCGCCCCTGGCGGTAGTGTCCGACGGTTACCACGTGGTACAGCCGGCCGCCGTTATGGGCTTCATGTCGCGCTTGGCCGAAATCGGCGGGTTCGAGATGGAGACGGCCGGGGCCCTGAGTTACGGCCGCCGTATCTGGGCACTGGCGAAAGTCAACGCCGGCGCCGATATCCTGGGCGGGGATACCGTCCGGCCGTATCTGCTGCTGGGCACGTCCTACGATGGCACTATGGCCACCGTCGCGAAATTCACCACGATTCGCGTGGTATGCAATAACACCATCACGGCCGCCCTGGGCGCGAAGGATCAGACGGTGCGCGTGCTGCACTCCGAGCGATTCGACGCGGACCGGGTGCGCCAGGACCTGGGCATTGTGGCCGATGCGTGGGACCGGTTCCTGATCCAGTCGCGCCGCATGGCCGGGGAAACCATCACCCCGACGGATGCGGATATCTTCGTGCGCGAGCTGCTGCGCCCGTACCATACCGGCGCGCTGGACGTGACCGAATCCAGGGCATACAAGCGAATCATGGATTTATTCCAGAACCGTAAGGCCATCGGCTCGGATATCCCTGGCGTGGCCGGTACGCGCTGGGCGCTGCTGAATTCGGTTACCGAACTGGTGGATCATGAGCGCGGCCGCTCCGCGAATACCCGCCTTGAATCCGCGTTTTTCGGCACCGGCGCTGCCCTGAAATCGCGCGCCCTGGAACTGTTGTCTTAACCTATCGATATTGCTGGGGCCATAGGCCCCGGCTATCGAGGGCAATTATGCAAAAAATGCATGGCCTCGCGCGGTTAGCTGCGCCAGGGTAAACCGGGCCCCTGGTCCCTGGCCCTTGCCGCGTCAAACGTGGCGCGTGGCGCGCGGTCCGGGGGCCGTGGCCCCCGGCTATCGGGGCCCGGGCCCCGATAAAAATGATTCATTGGACGCGGCCCGTGGGCGGCGGATAATGGTGGCTGCTGCGGCGCGTGGTGCGCCGGGCGTTTAGAAAGGATAGAGCGATGGAAGAAAAGCCTTTGCGCGTGTGGCTCGAGTTGCCCTCACCGGCGGACGCGGCCGAAGCCCAGGAAGTGTGTGAGCTTGCGAATCGGATGCTTGACCGCCTGGGTGAGGGGGCGGACTCGGACCGGTTTTTCTGGTCCGGGGATGACGCCAAGTATTGCTTTGGCGGGTGGCGGGGTTACGTGACCCTGTCGGATCGCGGCCATTGGTTCGATCTTCGCTATGCGGGGCGGCCATGAGCACGATCGCCGCCTGGGCGTGCGCCCTGTACCTGTTGGCCGTGGCCCTTATCCCTCTGCTGCGGTAGGGTATTCACAGCGGGCAAAATGTCCGCTATAATTGTCGGACCGGGGCACGGTGCCCCGGACTAGAAAGGATAGAGATGACGAACCCCTTCAAGCCCCACGCCCTGGACATGTTCGCCAAGCGCGACACTGTGGATCAGGCCCTGGCCTACGCCTGCGACTTGATCAACACCTTCGAGGGCGGCAACAAAGCCGCCGCCTGGACCGCGCTCATGGTGGTGGTCAACACCGCCGCCGCCGTCTGGCCCGAGGCCCCCGCCCAGGAGCCCGACCTCTCCGACCTGGGCGCGCTGCGCTCGCGGATCGCGGCGCTCGAGGAGCGCCTGAGCCCCGAGGCCCTCTCCCAGGACATCTCCTCCCAGGCTTGCGCTTGGCTCGATGACAACTTCAACGAGCGCGCCGACCAGTGGCTCAACGACGAGGCCGACCTGGAC